TACTCGTGGGAGTGGAAAAACCTGCGGGATGAGGAAGTGATTCACTTGAGCCATTTTATTTCGTGATGCAAAACACATAAACCTAGACGTAAGTCCAAGTCATTTGGTTGTTAAACCATTCACCTTTAACGTCGCAAGACGGACTATTGATAGTCATTTGTTCACAAAAATTCACGTTATAACGCGAACATTGAGGGGTTGGCCAGTACTAGACCAAGAGTTCAAAGCTTGGTATCCATTGGTGGACACAGCTGAGAACGTACCGTAAGGCAAAGCACGTAACCAGTGGAAGGAAGCGTCATCACCCATAGATTTGAACAAGAATTTGGAACCAGTGGCATAATTGGATGCAACACTGGCGACAACGTACATCTCGGATGTGGAGGACGTGGACAGAAAGAGCTTGTCCGAATAAAACGGAATCTCAGCTTCGAGCACTGGGTTGTTAGGGGAAGATTGATACATACCACTAGCGTACAACGAGCTACCGGTCGTGACATTCTTGACGGTGATAGTCTCCATGTAGCGGGAGTCACGCATTAGAAGTTTCCACCTAACGGAACCACGCCAGAATCTGTAGAACTTCGACCAAAACTCAACACCAATCCAAGCGGTATTGTACAGCGTGTTGCCGCTCCACACGGGGAAACTGTTGCCAGAGACGGATGTGTAGGGGTGGTATCTGTGGACAACCTCTCGGAGTGTTGTATACTCCTCTCCGTTCACAAAGCCAGCTTGAGAGTAGCCATCCATATTAACATGGAACATGGGAAAGGCAGTTGCGAAGTCCGCTCGTGGGTCGTGTGAGGGGACAAAACCCTGGGAAAGGTAACACCCGAGCTTAAAATCGTCTGCCGCCGCTTTATAAGCTATCAAATGGATAGGTGCTGAAACGGCAGGAACTGGCGTGGACCAAGATAGGACCTTGAACCAAACGCTCCAGTTAGTCCCACTATTGGTAGCGGTCTGGATGTTCTTACCAAGATAAGGTACAGTAAATTCCACGGTTGTGTCCCCTTGAATGTCAACTATGTTATAGTAACACGAGTCCCACTCCGTCGAACTCCCTGAACTGTCAGACAACCAAAAGACCCCCTTAACTGTGTGGAATTGTGAGGCGAAAATATACACTTTCAGTTTGTAGGAACCTGATATGAAAGCGAACATCTGGGATACGCTGTCAACGAAAGTTGGATAAAGATCAAAAGGGCCAGCACTCATAATCGCGACGGGGGAAGAACCCTCAAGGAATGAGTAATCGCTAACTATCTGTGGCGTGCCAAGGAGTTTACGAAACTCCATCTCATCCACAGACATGCCAGCCACGTTGGGGGTGGTTGATATGCCGTTCTCTGGATCCATGGACAGCTTTAGTGCAGTGTCAACACCCTTGCCGTACGAGGTGTCCGGGTTAGGCACTGATTTCACGATGGTGCCAACACTGAGCGTCGTAGGCTTGGAGAGACCAATGACACTCATGGCTATGGCAGCCTTGGAAACGAACGAAGTGAACGTGTCTAGGTACTGATTAGATAGTTTCACAGCACGGATGGCTGAAGACCCTGAATCTGTGGATTCATGCTCAGAGCTGATAGTGCCACTGTGGCTCTTCTTCCGCATCTCGACCAAACTCATGCCAGGACCTTTACCAGAGTGGACTGAAAAATCCTCATCTACAGCAATCAGCCGTGTGCCAGACAACTTGTACAAGATGTCAGGCTTGTAGAGCGCACTGGTGGTAGGGTGGGGGAGCATAACCTCAGCGCCAACAAATTGTGCTGTCACGAAAATCTTGGCAGAAATAGGGTCACCTTGTATGTTTTTGACGGAACACAAAACACGAATGGTGAAGTGTCCCATCTCATCGGCCAAATAGGAACCCAGATCAAGAGCACGTTGGTTGGAAACGAATGGTACATCGAAAACGTGAGTGTCCCCCGAGGAGGCGCTAACCAAGATGTGTGGAGATCCGGACGCCGCTTGGTAATGAGTGGCTGGGTGCGCGTTCAAAGACGGAAGTGGTTCATAATCGATGATGACCGCACCATAAAGAAACTTGTTGGTGTTAACGCGGAAGGATATACGTATTGCGCCCTTAAAGTACCTAAAGTCCGCTAGCTTTGCCGCTATGAAGGGCTGAGCGAAGAGGACTGATGGGAAGTCAATGAGCGCCAGAATGGTGTTGGGGGCAGCGGCACTGGGCCAGTCTACGTTGGCCAACACGTATGTTCGATTAAGTACACCATCGAGGTCGTAAGATTCCATATTCCAATTCTTTTGAGGATCTGGTATGGGGGTGGAATCTGCACCGGAACTTGTCACAGGACCAGCGTCATGGAAGTCTCCTAGTTGGCCCTCTTGTGTGGGTAAAACATCGTTTGTCGCACGTGACGTCAAGTCGGCGTTACGCGTATCGGTGACATTCAAGAGTGGGGCGGGGTTGGAGTGCACCTCGAATGAACCAGAGTGCAATTCGAGGTTGGAACTTGAAACCTTTCCCCATCCTTTACCAGAGGAGTACATGTCAATCCCTTTTGATTTGGGGTCATATTTGAGGGTTTGATATTCCTCATAAGTTTTGACTTTGGATTCCATGGTGGTGATCAAGTGGGGGACCTTGTCTCGAGCAGCAGACATGATGGCTGTCACTTGCTCCTCAAAGAATTTCTTAGTGAAGTGGGAGAGTTCGATGAGGAAAGTCTCAAAAGTGGAGATGAGGACTTGACTTTCGCCAGTGTCACCTCTTCGCCAATAAACCGACTCTGCCACAGTCCTGTAATCAAGAGGGGCTCGCAACTCGACGAAGGCTCTACCCAGATACCGGATGGTGTCGAGGGTATCTACTCTATCTTGGGCCGTTTTAGAAAAGTGGGTATAGGTCATACCAAAACACGCCAAATAGTGGGGAGCGAGGTCACTACACCTAAGGTTGGGCAGCACCGTAGTGATGATGCTATCATCCCCATAAACGGTGAGTTCAAAATCACTTTCTGACATATTCATGCGATGGGTGAGCACGTAATAAGTCATTATGATATTGATGAACGAGTTGTAAATAGAGGTTATAGGATCGCCAGAAGGGTGACCACCGGTGGATTGGTAGATGTTAGTGCCACAAATGTGCACAGCGTTGAAGATGTGCTGCATAAGAAGCCTTCGAACGGTGGCATTGGTGGAACCATCATCATACCACCAGTTGACGTACTCGAGAAAAACCTCACCAACAAAAGCTGGTATTTTGCTATCATAGTTGGTGAAATCTCCAGAGAGCACGGAACCACGCGGTCGCGACAAGCGATTGCGCAACATGCTCCAGTCGATGCTATGGGCGTTTATACCAACAGCTACGGGTTTAGCCGTGGGGGTACTTTGTATGTACGCGACGAACGCACCGAAATACATACGCATGAGGACAAGGTAGTCCAACGGACATGAGGATATGACGCGCGTTTTGCCGGCATCAACTTTCTCTTGTGTGCGTGTTTCATCCTTCAAGTTATCGGCCCAGATAATTTCAATGGGTTGGCCCGATTTAAGAGACTCGTGTTGTTTTTCAACAATGGCGAGGAACTCTGGGGAGTACCCAAAACGATCAGTGGAGGGCTCACGAATGAGATGCGGGGACTTGCCTTTGCCTTTGGTGAGACTGAAGGGATACCCAGGCGAGGTAGACATGGTGACGGACGGAACGTGTAAAGCGGGGGAGCCATTAAGACATTCGTCCGTGGTGAGCAATCTGGTGATTTCACGCCTACGAGGATAGGTATTGCGCAAATAACCTACTACGCGGTCGGGCATGGTGAAGCCAACAAACTGTGTTTGCACTATTTTTGATAGCGCCACGTGCATGGGGTTGATAAGCACACCGTCTATGGTGAAGGGCCTAAAGTGCACTGGGACGAAATCCGGAGCACCGGCCCAACCAAAGAGTTTGCTACGACGTATGCTGGATTTGAGTGGTCCCAAATGGGATTTGCTCATGTCCACCGTACGTAGTATAGTCAGTGGAAAATCGGCTTCACTGGAGTGAGTGGAGAAATCGGCGCCAATAAAGTCACCGAGCACATCCTGCAACTGCTCCATGGTTATGGGTATGGCGATGCCAACGTCCTTGTCGTTGAAGCGGGGTTTGCAACCGACGTGCATTCCGACCACGACAGGTTTACCCTGAGGACCCTCTGCAATGATCAATGCACCAGAATCACCCTGCGCCGTCTTGTCGAAGTACCCAATGGGGTGTTCAACGACGAAAACAGTGCCAAAGTGGTCATAATGCACAGCGTCATAATAAGGGGCTTTCGTGAAGTGGCGCACAATGGGGGTGCCGGTCGGTTTCACGGACAGATGGGTCAGGGGGGTGCCAGATGGCAAATCTATGATGTTATCATGATGCACGAAACTTTTGAGAAGGGCGGGAGGACGCGGGATGGATTTGGGAAGCTTGATAAAGCCTACATCCACATTCTCGACCAACGCGCAGTCACAAGGGTCCGGGAAGGGCACTTTATGCTGATCTCCATTTATGTTGATGAACAACTCGGCGTTGGGGTGGCCAATATAGTGGACGAGCCAGTGCGCACAAGTCATAACAACACCAGTGGTAAGGTGTGTGCCAAGGCAGGTGGATGAGTAAACTACCGCACCTTTATCAGAGATCAACTTTGCACCCAGGTAGACCATAGAGCGGTGGAGCTTGGTAGAAATGGATTGCATATAGTTGAACTCACCACTGTGCAACTTGAGACCTTGAATAGCGCTCAAGTGTTGCTCATGCAGCATCTTACGCTGCTCGTTGGCATAGTTGACAGCCTTCCAATTAACTCTTGGTTCTCGATCCGCGTACATACGCTTGCCTTTGAAGTTTTGGGGTTCTGAGTGCGTCTGGATGGGAAAAACGAACTCGTAGATCGGTGCTGCGTACGCAAAACACATAATGGCAGCAAAAACTGCTACAAAATATGTGCAATACGTCGAGTCAAGCCAGGAATACAAACCAAGTTGGGTGCATTTGAGGTAAAGTGACATGGGGGTATAGTCGCGCCACTCATGGGCCTGAACTTCAAGTTGGTAAATGGCAGTAAGATCGTCCGTGTTATAGGCGTATTTGAGATGCGCATCCTGCTGACTGGAGTTAACAGCACGCATAAGCCGCACGCAATCGGGGGCCGTGAGGTATCTGCCAACGTACCCGGGTAAAGGACAAGCGTCAACTCTAAACGTGGCGTTTTTGACATCCTCTGGTACCTGTTCGGTGCGATGAAAAACCAGGTGCATGCGGCGCACTAAAGCTTTGGGATCGGTCAAACCAACTTCAAGCACGGCTCTATCGAGCCCGTTGTTCGCGATGTTAGAGGTCGCAAAAACGTATTTGGAATCGAAATAGACACAACCCTTATCCTCAAAAGCCATGTTAAGAGGGTATGGGGCCGTGTTAACCATATTGATGATGTTAGACGACTCAAGCCCACGAATTTTGATGTCAGTGGATTTCCAGAGATCATCAAGGACGACGTAGGGTTGGCGAGCATATCCCTCCCAATATTCACTTCCGGCTGGCAAAACGAAAGTCATAGACTTGTCGTAGGGGGTGCCGTTAAGATGTGATATGGATTTTTGAGCGAAAGTGATCATCGCGGATTTTCCAACTTTAGGTGGTCCTGTGAAGAAGACCATCGTGGGTTCGATGCGTGATTCGGTGCCCTTTAGGAGGCTGACGGATCGTTTAGCCAACTCACCAAGCTTTCGGTGCGTTGTCACGTACACAGTGGAGAGGTGTCGTGGCACGGTGTTCATGTGTATGGACATATTCAGTGCCGAGGATTCCTCGTAAAGCGTACGAATTTCACGCATGACAGCCGGGGAAGTTATCATCTCATCTGAATACAAGGACGCTGTGCGGGTATACTCGATGACATCAGCTAGACGACCAATGAACTTGTGGTACTCGGGATCGAGCGGGTCAATACCGAAGAGTGTACGACCGATGACTGATACAATCATTTGGGCCACCCCTAATTTATCGTCCAGCGAACGTTTAGCATGGTTCAAATAGGTGAACTGATCGTTGGCGAGCTTTATGTCGGCAGGTGTGAGTCCGTCAATAGAGTACGAACTGAAAAACCCAGCAAGCAATGTGGATAGAGACGAGCCAGCTTCAACCCTCATGGGAAGATTAAAAGCCGACATCTCGTCGCTGGACATGCTGCTGTCAAAAGCGGTGGATAAGTAATCCCAAGATTGTGGGTCTACGTGGACAGTGGTGCCACCTACACTTATTTCAGTAGTGGGAGACAGAAAGGCTTGTTGGACGGCATCATAGGGCAAGCTCATCAGGGCAGCAAGCAATTTTGGTCTAGTGACTGCAAAGTTTGAGGCCCAGGCAAGTGTCTCGACCTTATTACCAGTGTATATGTGGTAAAGACAATGCGCCATACTTTTGATTTCGATGAACATAACAGTGTCACTGGGGGTGAACCTGTCAAGGGAAAAATCGGTAAAGTAGGCGTGCCACTTGGTGAGATCGTCAACGGCGTCCACGGCTCGCTCGATAGCTGGAGTGATGTGTGTGATGTTTCGTTCCAGGATGGGGATGAATTTGGCAACACGATCATACGCCAACATGAGTTTGTGGTACACGTGGTAGGCATGATAACCACACCAAGCAGCCAAGCTGATGATGGGGACGATCAGGCAAAAGTACCAAGTGGAGGTACCGGAGTGCACGCGGAAACCAGCCCGACGTTGTTGAGCTAGCCACTGTTGATAGTGTAACCAGTTAACCAACTTGAAGGCGAAGTAACCCACAAGGCAACATGTGGCGAGATAGGAGCACACAATGATTGCCCAGACACCATAGAAGGCACAGAAGTCAGTTTGACACCAATCAGGATGATGGGGCCAATCCTTGGTGATTGGGTGGTTGCAATAATAAATGGTTTGGTTGACGTGGGGTGTCAGGTCACCAAAAATATTGCAAGGCTCGGACGATGTTCGACTAATTTCAAGGCTGTGGCACTGAAATAGGTCTGATCCGGTGGTTAGGTGCCACGCAAAAGAAGTGTCACATGATGGTGACTGGTGGTGAGTGCGAAGAGACATTCGATGGTTGGATAATTTCGAATGTGTCGACCGTCTGCACCACCTTCTGAAGCGGGCTTTTTT